CAGATCGCTGCTGGACGCTCCACCGCTGAACATCGCCGCCCTAGCGCGGTTGCGCCTACCCTGAATCATAGCATTGCGGCGGGCTGTCATCGCTTCAGTTTCACCTCCACCTGCTACAAAAAGCCCACTCGCTCTGGCGGCCTCCCTGTTGCGCCATTCAGGTAAAAGTTGCCCGTTTCGTCCATAGGGGCTTCCCTGTGTCCCCCAGTGAGTCATCCTTTCTCGGTCACCTGCATATTGGGGTAGGTCGGCAAAGGATTTTTGCAGATGGGCACGCTTTATACTCTGATATGTTGAATCATTTTGCAACGCTGAGACGGTAGCGCCTGCTGGTATGTGCGACCCTATCATTCTTGAACGAACCCCTAGCTTGCCCCTTGCTGAACCTCCTAAAAAGGCGTGGGTGTCACGACGGCTTGTTGCGTCTGAAACAGCCGAACCGTACATGGAAGCTGACGCTAACAGCCCACCTGCCGCCACTGCCCCCACGAATGGGATACCTGTCATCGTGGAGGCTAATGCGCTCATCGTAGGCATAGGCGCTTGCGGCGAACCACCACCGCCACCGCCCGATAGGCGACCTTGCCCTCGCATATTTCCAGAGCTGTTTAGGAAGCCGCCACCGCCGACAAAGCCGCCGCGTCCACCACCACCACCACCACCTCTACCGCCGATTCTACCAAGCTCTTGCGAGAGCTTAGCAGCCTCTTCGCGAGCAGTCTTCAAGTCGGCAGCTAAACGCCTATAGCCTTCCCCCGCCGATGCTGATGCCTTTAGCTGTCCTGTCAGATGTCCAACAGCCCGCGTCATCTTCTCCACAGCTTGAGTCATTTGACCTACAGCGGTAGATAGGCTCTTCACAGTCCTCGGACTGAACGCCTCGCGTATCTCTTTATTAGCGCGGCGAACTTGTGATGTATCTACCTTGAGATCTAACCTGTGCTGTGTAGTATTACTCATATTGTCAGCCTACCATTCTACCATTTAGGATTTTCACCGTTGGAGAGTTGCCTTTCCCACTCGTCGGCGATAGGATCGCCAGTCGTGAACGCTTTGTCATAGTTACTTGTATCTTTTGTCGCTCCGAGTGTTGGCACACCCCAGCGCCCTGCCGTTCGTTTAGTTTTCTCTGTACTCTCCCCTTTATCAAGTATTGCTCCTAGCTCACCTAAAAATGCAGCGAGGGTGAGTGGATCGTAGTCCTCAAATGGTCTAGGCGGTGAACCCGTCTTTTCCATCCAAATGTACTCCATCACCCACTCCCATTTATTCGACAGCCACTTCGCTATCTGTATTGTCGTTTGACCCCCAAAATCGAGCCTCATGCGAGGCCACCTCCTTGTAGATGGCGGCAAGAACGGTAATGTCGTGCAGTCCACCTAAATCGTTAGCCCACTCTGGTGCTGAGTCAAGTGCTACGGCTAGGTGAGCCTGCATTTCGAGCAGATCTATTGTCGAGGCGTCTAAGCCTGTCGGCACCATTCCCGCCGCCATGTGCGAACGGGTCAAACCGACCTGAGAGCGCTCGCGAATCGAGAGTATATGACACTTGAAATGCCCTCGCCATGCTCTACCGCGTTGGTCTACATGCTCTAGCTCAAACTCATGCTCTGGGCCTATCAGCCCATCTGCTCCGAGATTGTCAGCCTTATGACCTGCCAGTGATTCCACCGCTTGCTGCGCTGGAACGGACTCGACAACATCTAGCCCTGTTTGCGCCTTCCGCGCTCTCCTCTGTTTAGCACCTATTGAACTCATATTCGCCTCCTTGCGTGTTTTTTTAGATTGTCAGGTAACCCTACGATAGATCGCTCTCATCCCTAGCTCTGATAGCTACCATTGATACATTGCTGCCTACGACACCACGCGACATCACATTGACATTGCGCTCAGCGATCCTGACGCCTTCAACATTCATGATGATCTGTGCAGTCTCATTGTCTTCGATAGTCGCCTTCAACTCGCCAGAACTAAGGATATTCGTAAGATGCTCTTCAGGAGTAGCACCCTGCTTTGGAAACCATGCCTGAGACTTGATAGTCTCGCCGACTATCCTGACAAAGTCAGCGGTCATCGAGACATCATAGTCGGTGGGTACATGTTCGACCACTTGGATCGAGTCCAGGATTTTTATAGGCTCATAAGTGATGGCCTCACGGATAGTTACGCCCGTGGCGTAGCCGACCTTGATACCGTTGAGGCTAAATCTGGCTCTGGCACCAGTAAGGACTTTACCTGTGGACATTTTTGCTCCTAAGCGCTAAACGATGCGCTGACTAAGTGAACTGTCGTCTTGATGAAGTTGACGGGAATGATTGGTGCCAACTCGACATCTACTGTCATGACATCGTCTGTCAGCTCCACTGTGAGATTTCTATAACTAGTGATGGCACCTGCGGCGATTAGCTCTCCTAAAAGCCCAACACTGACGCCTAGAGCGGCGTTTACAGTACCGCTGAACCCTTGGCGTCCTACGATAGTCTCTAGCGCTGTACGAAGCTCGTAGACGGCGAAGTTCACCGCTTCATTCACTGACGCTTCGCAGTACGCGAGATTATTGTCAATCTGATGCGTGGTGACATTTCTCAACCAACGGAAACCGACATTCGGCACCTTTTCAATGAGACATAAACCAGCTTGAATCAACTCGTTAGCGTCGTCTACAACTGTGTATGTGGCGTCATCTCCGATGACATCTAAGGTGTTAGCGTATTTGAATGTCAAAGCCGTACCAATAGATGACCCCGCTTGCATTCCCGCCGCTAGACAAGCGGTGAAATACGGTGGGAACTGTTCCTTCACACCAGCGGTATTATACCTGACAATGTCCTGTGTCGTGAGTCTCGCATGGCGCGAGTTTAGCGCGATGCTTCGAGACTTAGCTGCTGCCATAGTTATGCCGCTATCTGATCCGAGTACACAATCGCGCTCAGATCGACCAGCGCCTGCCATAAATGCACAGTGTGACAGAACCGCCGCGTGGACAGCCTCGTCACTTGTCAGCACCACAATGGTATTTACTCGCACATTTCGGAAAGCGTCTAGCGCCGCCTGCCATGCGCTGAAAGTGGTGACACCTTCGATACCGCCTGCTAAGAACTGTGGATTTGCAGTGTTCGCAGGTGCCTTCTTGCTGCCTGCTGTAGCTGTAACCGTGACGAATGGGGAAGCACTCACTGTGTCGATGATCGCCTGCTGAACTGCGTAAAGCGGTAGAGCCGCTGAGCTAGTCAAGGCCGACGATGTGAACTCATCGAGTTTGGTTATGTCGTAAGTCAAAGTGTTGGTCGCCGTCGTCGTGTATCCGAATGCTGACTGCGCCGACAGGAAAGCCTCCCAATCAGATAGCATCGGGTACAACGCTGCGCTCAGTGTCCAGAGTGGCAGTGTGTACTGAATGACTGCGCCTGTCGCAAAGGGTGAGGCGATAGCCGTAACTTTACTCCAAACCGTCGTAGTAGTACCTATTCCTGAAAGGTCAATCTCCTCTAAAGCTGCCGCTCCTACACTGTTGATGCCGATGACCAGAGCTGTGCCCGATGTTGAACTCAACCAACTAAGTGCTGAGCCTGTCGATTCTACAGCAGTTGAGTAGCTAGTCAAGCCTGCCGTCAGCGATGAAGCAGTTATGCTAAACGCACTGACTGCTGGCGTCGAACCTGTCCCTGAGACAGTGATATTACCCGCCGTAGCCACTGACAATAATACGCCGTAGACCTTTCCGAAAGTTGCTGAAGTGTTCACAGGTGCGGTACCTGTCAGTACAACATCTTCTGATTGTACTACGCCTGCAACTGACAATCCGTAAACGGTCGCAGTCTGGGTAGTATCGGCGGCATCACTAGACACTAAGCGCACATTGTCGCCGCTTTGCCAGAAGTCACCACCAAGCGTCAGCGTCTGTGCCGCCTCCATCCGACCTAAACCGACATACGCGAGGGCTGTCCAGTTAGTAGTGGTTGAAACCTTTGGAGTTGTCCCTGTGAGAGTTAGTTTCTCTATCGTTGGAACGCCGCCCGCCGTACCTATGAGTAAGATGGGTTGAGTACTCGCACCGCTGCTAGACACTGTGATGGCTTGCGATATAGCAAGTTCGATGTCACTAGACGGCGCTAACATGCCGAAAGTGTCGGTACCTGTCGCTATCGTAACGACTGCGGCATCTGTAATGGTGATCAGGCCAGTGGTTACAGACGGGAAGACTACACCTATCAGGTGTGAGTATAAGCCAACGCTGGCGACGGGTGTGGCACCATTCAATGTAATAGTCTCACTACCTGCTGCACCTGTGCTGAGTATACCATAGAGTGTGAGTACTTGACTGTCACCTGCGTCTGCCGACACGAATGTCAAGACGCCCGCAGCCGCTGGCTGTACTGTGATGTCACCATCTAAGCCTAGTGTCGAGACAGAACCAAGATAGTCGTCGATTGCTGCGACAGACTCCGACAGTGTAGCTGACAATCCTGTCGTTTTGTCGAAAGACATGACTACATCCCTAGCGCTGTCGCTGAAGGATATAGTGATAGGCGCTGTCGCTCCGATGTCGTCGAATAGATCAGTGTCACCGTTGTAGCTCACAGATACTGCCTTACCGACACCGCCTGTCGCGTCACTAATATCTACGCTAACCTTGGTGGTGAAAGCGCCATAGTCGTCGGATGTGAAGGTCA